TCAAACAATATAGTTGATATATTAGAAAAAATTAATGAAGAAGAATGGATTAAAGAAAATAATTTTTCTAGAACAGAACCATTGTCTGAAATTATTAAATTAAGAAATAGAATTAATACCATGATACCAGAAGGCTTATATCTTGGAAAAGCAAGCACTGCAACTAGGTTGGTCAAAGGAAATTTTTGGGGAGAACATTCTGATATACATGATTTTACTGAAGCAGAAAATCTATCTAAGCTATACGTTGAAGGAACTCCATATAAAGAGTTAGAATTATCAATTTATGGTTTAGTAGTATATTTAAATAAATTTGAAGGCGGAGAAATATATTATCCGACACAAAATATAATTTATGCTCCAAATCAAGGAGACATGGTAATACATAGTGCATTACCAATTGCTTTGCATGGTGTAAAGCCAGTAATATCTGAAAAAAGATACTCATATAGTAATCACATATATAAGAAAGTAAAAGTCCCAGCATAATGTCTTTTGATTTTTCTGATTTAATTGATATTTTAGATGGCGAAGAATTTGAAGAGCGCCCAGTAGACCTAAAAACATTTGTTACTAGTCCAGAATATCTAGGATTGCCACCACTTTCAGAATATCAATATACATTAATTGAAAAAGGTTCTCAAATATATAAAGAGTCTACCTTAATTAAATTATTTGGAGAAGAGGAAGGCAAACGGAGATTTAAACAGACTTGTACAGAAATCATTGCTCAATTGGGTAAGGGTTCAGGAAAAGACTATACATCTACAATATCAGTTTCCTATATGGTTTACTTATTATTATGTTTAAAAGATCCAGCAACATATTACGGAAAACCACCTGGAGATACAATTGATATTATTAATATTGCTGTTAACGCACAGCAAGCAAACAACGTATTTTTTAAAGGATTTAAAACACGTATAGATAGAAGTCCATGGTTTGTAGGAAAATATGATCCAAAAGCTTCTGAGATTAGATTTGATAAAAATGTAAATGTATACTCAGGACATTCAGAAAGAGAAGCTTTTGAAGGGTATAACGTAATTGCTGTCATTCTAGACGAAATTTCTGGCTTCGCCACAGAAAATACAACTGGACATGATCAAGCTAAAACCGCAGATGCAATATACGATATGTATCGTGGATCTGTAATATCACGCTTTCCAGATTACGGTAAAGTAATTTTACTTTCATTTCCTCGTTTTAAAAATGATCCAATCCAAAAATTTTACGACTCAGTAGTAGCGGAAAAAGAAACTATTATTAAATCTAAAATTTTAAAAATGAATGAAGACCTACCAGACGGAACGCAGGGTAATGAAATAACGGTTGAATGGGAAGAAGATCATATAATTTCATATAATATTCCTAAAGTATATGCACTTAAAAGACCAACCTGGGACGTAAATCCTACTAAAAAAATTGAAGATTTTAAAATAGAATTTTATAAAAACATGCCAGATGCACTAAGTCGTTTTGCTTGCATGCCACCAGAAGCAATAGATGCATTTTTTAAATCAAGAGAAAAAATTGAATTAGCTTTTAATAATACTGCATTAGCCATAGATCAATTTGGAAGATTCGAAAATTGGTTCGCCCCAGATCCAGACAAAGATTATTTTATACACGTAGATTTAGCACAAAAACATGACCACTGCGCTGTGTCTTTAGCTCATGTTCAAAAATGGGTAAACGTAAAAGTAACAGATACTTACTCACAACCAGCACCAATAGTTGAAGTTGATGCAATAAGATATTGGACACCTACTGCAGATAAATCAGTAGATTTTACCGAAGTTAAAGATTATATATTGGCTTTAAGAACTAAGGGATTCAAAATAAAAATATGCACATTTGACCGATGGAACTCTCATGATATGATGCAACAACTTAAACAATATGGAATAAATACTGAAATTTTATCTGTTGCTAAAAAACATTATGACGACATGGCAATGGTTGTATTATAAGAAAGACTACATGGGCCACATATTCCATTATTAATAGATGAGTTACTTCAATTAAAAATTATGAGAGATAAAGTTGATCACCCAAGAAAAGGATCTAAAGACTTAGCAGATGCCGTATGTGGATCAATTTATAATGCTATAAGTAGAACTAGGTTTGATTCAAATCAAGAAATCAAAATTCATACATATGAATCAATGAGTTTTGAAGATCATAATACAGAAGAAGTCTTTGTACAAAATATGATAAGAGCTCCAAGAATGCCAGAAGATTTAAAAGAGTCAATAGACAGGATGATGACAATATGAATATATACCAGGAAAAAGCAAAAGAATGTAAATGCTGTGGGAAGCATGTTCCACTTCCAACAACATTAAAAGAATATAATGGAATAACAGTATGCCCTACTACATTTTCTAATATAGTAGAATATGCTAGAATATGGAATGCTGCAGGAAGTAGACCTTCGGGAAGTATAAGAAAACATTTTTCTGAATACGTTCAGCAAATAGTTGAAAATGAATTAAATAAAAAGGATATCTAATTATGAGTGTTAGCATTTCCAGCAATGAAATAAAAGTAGGAAATCTAAGATATTTTTCAGATGAAAATCTCATAAGTATAGTAGATGAAAAATTTACTTTAGAAAGTCAAGATAAAAAACATTTTTTTGCTGAAGATAATAGGTCTTTTAAAATTCTATCTAGCCAACCTAAAATTTTAATTAAAGTTCATCAAAATCCTCTTCACAATGTAATAAATACTTATGGAACAATTTTAAATTGTTTAAATATTTTTGAAAATCCATTATTTATTTTTAATACTTATAATTTAAGGCCAGGGTACTTAAATCATAATCTAATTGAATTTTTTTATTGTTTTTTAAAAGATAATAATATAAATAGAATGTTCTTAGATCCTGCATTACATTCTCAAATATTAATCGATAATTTTTATTTTGCAATGCAATCAGACGACCAGCCAGTACCAAATCCAATTAATAAAATTAATGAAAAATTTTTAGACTATGTCGATAGAGATTATGAGCCATTTAGAAAAGTGTATGTAAGCAGAAAAAATATTGTGCCTAAAACTTATGAATTTGAAAAAAAGCAAGATTTACTTAAAGATTTTAAAGAAAGATTATCTGATGAATATATATTAGAAAAGTATTTTCAAGATAAAAATTTTGAGATAGTCTATCCAGAAAATTTTAATTCATTTATAGAGCAAATAAACTATTTTAGTGAAGTTAAAACACTTATTTCTTTAAGTGGAGCAAGTGCAATGAATGGAATTTTTATGAAACCAAAAACTAATATTCTAGAAATATCAACAGAATTAGTTACTCCACATAATTCAAGAGAGCATGGAGGATTCATTAGAGCACAACATCATTTTTTTCATAACATTTCATATGAAAGAGATATATATTTTTATTCTATAAAAAATGATACCAAAAAGTCTGAGGACATAATTAATAAAATAGAATCAAATAAATTTTTAAAGGAGTTAGTTAATGAATAATTTAAATATTGTTATTCCTATGGCTGGGCTAGGTACTAGATTTATAAATGCTGGTATTTTAGAACCAAAACCACTAATAAAAGTAAATAAAAAATATTTAATAGAACATTCTGTATCAACTTTAGGAATAAAAGCTAGATATATTTTTATAACTAGAAATTATGAAAACGAAAATCATAACAGAAAACTTTCAGATTTATTAAAAACAATATCTCCAGAAAGCATAGAAATTAAAATAGACACTTTAACTAGTGGTGCTACCGAAACTGTTCTGTATGCTAAAGAATATATTAATAATGATAATCCATTAATTATTACAAATTGTGATCAAATAATCAATTGGAATAGTCAAGATTTTTTAGAATTTGTTAGCGACGATAATTGTGACGGAGCAGTTGTATTATTTAAATCAAATGATTTAAAAAATAGTTTTGCTGAAATTAATAATAATTTAGTTACAAAAATTGCTGAGAAAGAAAGTATTAGTGATAATGCTCTAGTAGGAATACATTATTGGAAAAATGGAAAAGATTTTGTATTTTCAGCACAAAATTTATTAAATACTTTTAGAAAATTAGGAACTCCAGAGTGTTATATTTCTGAAACATATAATTATTTAATAGAAAATAATAAAAAAATATATCCATATTTTTTACAAAAACACGCCTACATTGCTCTAGGGACACCAGAAGATCTAGAAAAATATAATGGAAAAGTTAGAGAGTACTATACAGAAAAACCAAAAACAATATTTTGCGATATTGATGGAACTATATTAAAACATTCACATAGATTTAGTGATATAGGAAAAGCAGACCCAGAAATTTTAAATGGAGTATTAAATAAATTTAATGATTGGGATTCTAAAGGATATAAAATTATTTTAACTACCGCAAGAAAAGAATCAGCTAGAAGTATAACAGAAAAACATTTACAAAGTCTTGGTTTATGCTGGGATATGTTATTGATGAACATGACAAGCGGAAATAGATTTTTAATCAACGATAAACTTTTACCAGAAGACAATAACCGTGCTACTGCAATTAACTTAATTACAGATTCTGGATTTGATACTATAAATTGGACAGAGTATGGATTATGATAATAGATAATATTAAAAATATGAAAATGGGTTGGTTTATAGGAGATTTCGACCCATCAGTTTATAAAACAAAAGAGTTTGAGGTTGGATATAAAGAGCATATTGCAGGAGAGCAATATGGTCATCATTACCATTCTAAAATTAAAGAAATTAATTTTTTAATAGAAGGAACTATGTTTATTCATAATAAAGAATTAAATGCTGGAGACATATTTATTTTAGAACCATTCGAAATAGCAGACCCAGAATTTATAACTAATTGCAAAATTATATGTATAAAAATACCTGGGATAGTTGGAGATAAAATAAATATATGATTAAAAAAATTATTAATAAAATTAAATTTATTCTATGGATTAAAAAAAATAAAAAAGCTTTTAAAAAAAGGAATTTTTTATACTAATGATGCATTTAGATTATAGATTAGCTGATAAATTTAATGATATAGATTATAGATGTGATGATTTTAAAAAAAATCATGATGGTAAACATATATTGTTTATAGGAGACTCATTTGCTGCAGGAGACGGTTTAGAAAAAGAAGAAACATGGTGTTATAGAGTATATAAAAAAATATCGGAAATAGAAAAAACTAGTGGTTATTTTAATTTAGGAACATCTGGCTCAGCAATTAGTGATTCTATAGATCAATTTTTTAAGTATTGCTATCTATATTCTAATCCAGATGTAGTTTTTTTTGTAACAACTGAATTTAATAGAGAAGAAAGATATGGATTGTTTAAGGAAGACCATAGAAATTCTTTTATTTATAGAATTTATTTGTATTTAGAACAATATTGTAGATCTAATAA